GGCCGTTTTCGCTCAAGGACGATAGCTTGCGCTGGCCTAGTTGGCGGAGCGCTGCGTTGTAGACCCTGAGCTTGTCGGTTGCCACGTCAAGCCGCCTTCTGGAGGCCTTCCATGAACTTGACCGCCTCTTCTTTCGAAACCAGCGGCTTCTCGTTCATTTGCGTGCTGTCAGAAATACGGATGACGCGGAAACGGCCATAGCCGAGATGCTCGGTGCGATAGCGCTCTGTTTCTGTTTCGAGGCCAGAAGCAGGCAGAGGATGTTTGTGCAGCAGATGCACCTTTGCCCAATTGCGACCTGAAGCCAGAATCAGAAGTTCCAGCATCCACGAGCGATCCGAAGCGAATACATCGATCCGGCCAGGGCATTGCTTTACGTCGAAATTCGCCGCGTGATGCGAGAAATATTCCTCATGCAGCACATCTTCGACAGTGTCGCCGGCATTCGCTATGGCAACCCACTTAACCTGCACATGCTCGGCAAGGCGCATAGGATCGTCGTTTCGCGTTCCGGACGCGCGCAGTTTCTTCGGCTCTTTGACTTCGGCCATGCATCACCTTCAAAAAGAGAAAGGCGGGAGCCGAAGCCCCCGCCATTGGTTCTTAGGTCAGCGATGCCGGGGTCTGGTTCAGATCGGCCGAGCCGCCCGCATTGAGCGTCTGGACGAAGTGAATGTAGACCGCCGGAACGCCGGTCGAGTAGACGTAGACGATATCGCCGGCCTTCATGCCGAGCTTGTCACCGTTCGAGAAATAGCCTGCGGCTTTCACCGTAGCGTCGGAATCGGCGGTCGAATACTCCCAAATCTGCTTGCCGGCGGTGCCGATCGCCGGAGTCAGCAGACGCGGAGGCGTTGCGGTCGAATAAGCCATTGAAGGCTCCTTTCAGGGAATGGAAGAAGAAGCCGGGATGGCTAGTGTCATCCCGGCCAATGTCATCAGGCGTATGCCGAACCATCGTGCGTGACTTTCACCACGCCCTTGTTCTGGAGCATCTTCGAGCCCTGATAGATCGACGTGCGCGCCCAGGAGTAATCCTGCTCGCTGTTGTAGTCGGCCATCGCCATGATCTCACCGGTGTTGACCGCGTGGCCGATACCGTTGCGATGATAGAAATAGCAGAGCTCGGCATTGGTCCCGAGGCCGGAGATCAGCGGGCTTTCGACCCAGTTGAAGCCAGCCCAACGCAGCATTTTGCGAGCCGGGCCAGTCAGAGGCTTCACGTCAACCCACTGCGAGTTGACGAACTCCGGCACCTGAAGCAGGTAGCCCATGAACGCCGGCGAGACGACAGCGAACATGTTGTCGATCTCTTCGATCGGCACCTGATTGTTGCCGAGCTTCGTGCGGGCACGCATGACCAGAGCAAGCGAGGCCGGAACTGCGGCACCCGAAAGCGAGGTCGTCGTGTTCGCCAGCTCACCCAGAATGTCGAGATCGATCGAACGATTGACCACGGCCATCGAGGTCATCTGCATGATGCGGCGACCGTCACCCTGCGAGGCGAACAGGTTGAAGTTGGTGCGCTCAGCAAGATCATGGCCTTCCACAAGGGTTGCCGTGAACTGGTTGAGGTTATCGCCACGCGTCGGGATGCGGCCATTCGCGCCGCGCGTCTTCGTGGTTGCGCCGCCGGAATCCGCAACGAGGAACGTTGCCTGATTGCCCTTGATGACGGCTTCGGTGACAGTCGTGGAGCGCAGGAGCGAGGTGTTCACCTCGAAACCAGCGACAAACTCCTGTCGATACTGGATCTGAAAGGCTGTCTCAGCCATGATTGCACCTATGAAGTGAGGTCAGGTGCATCCGCTCGGGTTGTCCGCTCTCAAGGCGCGTGCAGGGTTGTCCGCTGTCTCGCTATGAGACTTCGGGGCCTGGCGTCTGGAAATCGGGGCTTTGCTTCTGCGGGTTTTGGGTGCGACGTGGACGAGGGCCGTAAACGGGTTGCCTCGCTTTGATCGCGTTGATGTCAGGCCGCGCGGGCCTGCATTTTCTGGCGAGCCTCAAGGAGGTCGCGGTATTCCTGCTGCAAGTCGCTCGCCTTAGCGCCCTTCCAGTAGTCGGAATTGTAGTCGCCTGACATCTTGGTCAGTTCAGCGAGGCGATCGTTCAGCCCCTTGGCGATATCGCTCGTACCGGCCGGAACCAGCGTCGCGCCGGGGTTCATGTCGCGCGCCATTTGCGCAAGCTCTTTGAGGATGGCCGGATCATTGCCGATCAATCGGCCGTCCGAAGTGCGCCCGCCAAGCAGCCGATCGCGCGCCTCGGGCGACCAATTGCTGGTCAGGTTCTTGATGGCGTTGACGTTGGGCGTGAACTCATTGCCCCAATCCTGCCCAAGGACTCGGATCGATTCAGCATGAAAGGCCTGATCGGCGCGCTCTGTCTCGGCGCGGACAGTATCCTGCTGCTGAAAGTACCATTCCATCGCCTGGTTGACCTGCGCAGGCGACCAGTTCTTTGCATGGACGTGCGCCGTGAAAGCTTCAACCAGCGGCTTGTCAGCCTCGCCAATGACGATGCCGTTCGGCAGTTCGATCTTATAGCCATCCGGCGCGTCCGGAATGCCGTTCTCTTTGCGCCAGGTCGAAAGCTCTTCGGCGCTGGCATTGTCCGGCAATGCGCGCTTCAGATCGCCGGAGGATAACTTCGTCTCTGCCGCAAGCCACGATTTCAGGACGTTGCCCGGCTGCGTAAAGCGCTTCAGGCGACCAAGAAGCTTCTCGTCGCCTCCGGCCATCTTCTCGCGCCAGTCGTCCGGCCAGTCAGCCGGAGCGCGCAAATCAGGAGGAGCGCCATCACCATCGACGATATTGCCGACAGGCGGCGCAGGAGGATCACCCGCAGCAGGCGCAACAGGAGGTGTTGCGGGCGCGGCAGGTTGAGCGGAAGCATCCGGCGCAGCGGGTGCAACCGGTTCAACGATCTGATCTGACATGCAAGTCCTTACGGCTTCTCGAACATCTTCGAGATGAGGTCATTCGACATGTTGACGAGCTCTTCACGATCTAGCCCGACGAAACGCTTTCCTTCGGCAAAAGCCGTATCCCGATCGCCCTCTTGAGCACCGGGCCGAAACGACAGGTCATAGGTTCCGCAAAGCGCGGTGATGAAGGCCAACGCCCTGCGCTGCTGCTCATCATTGGCCTCACCAAGCGACAAGGCCCTCAGCGCGTAAATGTCGGCCTTTTGATAAGTGCTAGGCAGCCAAGGGCCAGGAACCGCTTGCGGACGCTTCATCTGGTCCGCGCTGTCGTCGTAACGACCAAGCCTGCTTCATTCTCGGAAAGAGAAGCGCTCGTGCTGACATCCTGAATCGACGACAAGGCCAATACCTTATCAATCGTCTCGGCCTTGACCGCCGCCGGCAGCTTCGTATCCCACGTTAGGTCACGAGACTTGCCCGTTGCCACATCGCGCCAATAGGCGGCGTCAGCATCGCTCATGGTCGAAAACAAGACCGATGCCGTGTAAGTGACGAGTTGACCGCTCATAGTGCGGGAGCGGGCTCAATAGGAGCGGCCTGCCCCGCTTGAGGGACAAGGCCTGCCTGCTGCAAGGCTTGAGCGGCTGTACCGACCTGTGTGGCGACGCCAGCGGCTCCAGAGACGGCAGAGGCAGCAGTTGTCAGTTGCTTCGCCTGATCGGCAACCTGGCGGCTTTGCAAGGCCTGTTGATCTGGAACGATCCAGCGCGCCGGCGCAGAGATGCCAACCAATGCATCGCGGAATGCCGAACGAGCATCGAACTCGTGAACGCTGTCCGGATCGATCTGCGCCGCAATACCAAGGAGCTGAGCCGATTCCTGAAACGCTGTCGCCACATCGCGGCCGGCGGCTTCCTGAAGCGGGCTCTCGAACTTGAAGCGAATTTCCTGACCAAGCAATGCGGGCGGGATTTCCGTGCGAGGGCCGAATGCGCCGTGATCGAACAGGATATTGAATGACTTCTCGCAGATCGCGCCGTTGTATTCCTGTTCCATCGGCTCGAACAATGGCAGCGCCGAACGGATATAATCCTCAGTCCTGCGGCGAACCTCTGTCGCCGTCATATCGCCACTCATGACCGGCAGCGTGATCTTGTCGAGATAGAAAGCAGACTTGATCAGGTTCTCATAGCGATCAGCCATCTGCTCACCAAAGGCCAGACCACCCTTTGCGCCCGTATCGAGTACACGGAGCGCGTCGCCCATCTTCTCGTCGTAGGCTGAATCGACCCACGTAATGCCGCCCGCCATGATCTGGACTGCGGAGGTCACAGCTTCCTGCGTGGCGACCAGCGGCGGATTGACGGCCTTCTCGCCAGCTTCAAGCAACGTCAGCGTGATCTGCTGCAACAGTCTGGCGTCAGGCAGAGCAATGACCGTCGCAGCGCTATGCGCGTATTGCGAGCCGGAAACAGTCTGTCAGCGCGGGATCACATAGGGGTGATCCTTGATCTGGATTTCCTCAAGGATCGTGTCGTGATCCTTGTCGATATAGATCGATACGAACGGAAAGCGCTTCTTGTCACGCTTCTTGGCAGGATCGGTGATGTCATACTCATCCGCCGGTAGGCAGATATGCATGCAATCGATCTTCTTTTCCGGCTCTTTCTGAACCATCGTCGTAACGCGCTCGTCGACGGTCTTCGGAAAAAGCCGGGCTAATCCGCGTGCCGGGATCAACCAGCGGCGGAAAATCTTGTCGACCTTCCCTTCGATACTCTCCGACCAGACCACATCGCGCAGGTGCCAGCATCGATAGAGCAATCCATCGAGCGCCTGATTGGCCTCAACTGTCAGGACTGCATTGCCGAATGCTGCGAAGTCGTGATCGCCTTCCTTGGTCGCGCGAACGAATTGCGAGCGGGTGTCATAGAAGGCTCGGCGCATGACCTTGGCCTTGTCCTCTAGCCAGGCCTTGGTTTGCGTATCGTCGGCGTCTTCGTCGTCCTCATCGCCAACCGAGAGATTGAACCACTGCTTGCCCTTGGGGCGAAGCATCGCGGCAATCTGGTTGGCAAGATCGCGGCGAACCATCGCCGGCAAGCCCGTCATCAAATGACCAGCAAAATCATCACCGAGCGACCGCCTGACGGTGAAGTCAGCGCGCTCCGGATAGAAGTGCATCGAAGTCTCTTGCCACAGAGAGAGCAACGGCGCGCGTTGTGCAAACAGCGCTCCGGCCTGTGACATGAGGTCGTTGACGCGTTCCTTCATCAGGAAGGGCCAAGCGCCTTCGATGCATAATCACCAGTCGGAGCCGCAGGCCGCGTGCTTGGCGTGGTCAAGATCGTGGAGGAGCGCCCCGAGCGCGCCAGGATATCAGCCTGAGCCTTGCGCTTGGCCTCCAGCACGGCCGGCGAGGAGTCGTCCGGCATTGTCGCGACAGGGGCCGGCGTCGGCGTCTTGGGTGAAGAAAAGAGGCTACTCATCGTTATCGTCTCGCGCTTGAGTGGCCCATGGCCGCTTTCATCTGCACTGGTCGATTGCCGGCAATGCGCTTGGCCGCTGCCTTGTTGCCCTCGCTAAGGGCCATCACGACCGCATCGCCACGATCAGGGGACCGGCCAATCCGAGCCTTGATGTCTTCCTTGCTTTCGATCTTGATGCCGCGCGTGGTCAGTTCCCAAGTCGCTGCGGTCAGATCTGCGCGAAGCTGAGGATCAGGAGGAAGGGCAATCACCGAACCACCGTCCTGCGACGGGTCGAGCTCTTCCCGCAATCTCCAGAAAGCCTCAGCGCGCTTGTTGTAGAAGCCGAGTTGTCCGTCCTTGGTCTTGGCCGTCGAAGTGTTTGCGCCGTTGAATGCGAGAACCGGAATGCCGTTTTCCCTGAACATCACCAGAGAAGCACCACCGAAGCCGCCGCCAACGTCGATGACGACCGCGCACTGATCGCGTCTGCGCTTGATGACCAATGCCGAAGCGTGCGTCGGGTCTTTCGCCGCCTCGCCTGTCACTGTCTCGATTGGAGCAAACCAGCCACCATGTCGTGGCGCGGCAGTCGTTTCGTCACGTCCAGCCCCGATGTCGAGGCCTATCGCCGTCATGGCTAAGCCCTTGCCACCATCAGGCGTCCAGCGGGCCTGCGCCTCGATCACCCATTGCGTCGGGATGACCTGATATTCATCATCCGATCGAGCGGCCATGAAGTTGCCGTCACGCACTGCCGAACGGATCGGCTCCGGAAGGCCGTCGAGCTTTGCCTGATATCCCGTGTTGATGAGGTAGGGATTGTCCTTCAGTGCCGCCGGAATAAAACTCCGGGACATAGGAATGAGCTTCTTGCCGTCAATCTCGACAGGCTCAGGCCCGTCAACCTCAAGATCGCTGCCATCCGGCGCGGTCACATACCAGCGCAACTCGCCATGCTTGGCGGGCTTTGCATGCGTCACGTCCAGCCAGGGCCGGAACATGCCAATGATCCAGTCGCCGTTCGCGTCAATCGGCGGGTTGGTCGCAAGCAGCGCCCTTGCCCGCTGGCCCTCTTCGGTCGATCGCAGCCAGCCGATATGAAACTTGACCTGCAATTCAAGGAACTGAGTGGCCTCGTCGAACACCTTCAAATCGAAGGGCTGACCCTGCCAATCCTGCTCGTCGCCTAGATGCTGGTTGCCGGCAAACTGAATATACCGACCATCATCCGTTCTCAGAAGTGGCGGAGGCGATCCGTTATAGCCGCTGCGGGAACCATTGATCTCGATGGCTCGTTCAGTGAGAGAGCCAAGGTTCGCATATTTGCGCCGCATGATCAGCGAGCGCTTGTGCGCCGTAAACGCCAGGCCAAGTCCGAGATCGGTTTTGCCGCCACCGCCCTGCCCGCCATAGAGCAGGATATCGGCATCCGAGATGTAGGCCGCCAGTTGCGGCCCGACATTCGGAAGCCACTTCATTGCCTCCGTGGCCTTGGTTGCCTCTTCGATGACCGCCTTCCTGTCTGCCTCGGGCATCGCTCCGAGGCGCGTCAGGATGTCATCGAGGTTGAGCAAGGCTTAGCCGTAGTTGCCCGATGACATCCTG